ATCGAGCGTGATGCTAACGCAATCGCACAAAGAACTCGTAGAGGAAAGGGCAACATCATCATGTGCTCTGCTGACGTTGCTTCAGCATTGACCATGGCTGGTGTTCTCGATTACACTCCTGCACTCAACGCTAATCTTAACGTTGATGACACCGGTAACACCTTTGCTGGTGTTCTCCAAGGCAAGTATCGCGTATATATTGACCCATATTCGGCAAACCTGGCTGCTGACAACAGCGGTCTGGCACAAGGCAGCAACCAATACTATGTTGTTGGTTATAAGGGTTCTTCCCCTTATGATGCTGGTCTCTTCTATTGCCCATATGTTCCTCTCCAAATGGTACGTGCCGTTGGCGAGAACAGCTTCCAGCCCAAGATCGGCTTTAAGACCCGTTATGGAATCGTTGCTAACCCATTCGCGGAAGGCACCACCCAGGGTCTTGGAAGACTGCGTGTTAACAGCAACCGCTACTATCGTCGCGTTGCAGTTAAGAACCTCATGTGAGCCATTCTCACACGAGAACTCAGAGGGTCCATCGGGACCCTCTTTTTTTATCTAAATAGTTAGAAAAAGATGGCAGTCGGCAACGCATTTAGTAATCAGATACAAAATAGAAACTTCCTTTCACCAACAGGATTTAAGTTTGTATTAAATCGTTGTCCAAAGGTTGCTTTCTTTTCAAACTCAGCAAATATTCCAGGTCTTACTTTAGGCGTTGCAATTCAACCATCATACCTGAAGGACATTGATACTCCTGGAGACAAAGTAGTTTTCAATGATCTTGTACTTAGATTTCTTGTAGATGAAGACCTTGAGAACTATATGGAAATTCAAAACTGGATACGTGGTCTTGGATTTCCAGAAACACTTGATGAAATTTACAATCTTCAGAAAGAACAAAAGTATGTAGATACAACTGATTCAAAGTTGATGAATATCTACTCGGATGGAACATTACAAGTTTTGACGAGTAGTTCAACTCCAAACTTTAAACTCAAGTTCAAAGATCTTTGGCCATACGCATTGTCAGATCTTCAATTTGATGCTACCGACACAGACATTCAATATTTGACTGCAGAAGTCACTTTCAAGTATACTATCTACAATATAACTGATTTAAACGGAAATAATTTATGACCTTTGACCTTGATATGATTCAAAATATGTGGGAAGAAGATTCCCAGATTGATATTGACAATCTTCATACAGAATCTTTAAACATTCCCGCATTACATGCAAAGTATTTTAGTATCTACAATACTATTCTTCTTTTAAAGAAAAAAGCAGAACAGCAGAAAAGAAATATTCGTCACGAACGGTATGAATATTATACAGGTAAAGCAGACCCTGAAGTTTATGTAGAGGATCCTTTTCCTAAAAAAATTCGAGACAAAGATACACTTCAAAAGTATCTTGATGCAGATCAAAAATTATCTCAAGTTTGTCTCAAAATTGACTATTATGAAACTATGCTAAATTACTTAGAGAGTATTTTAAAGGTAATTCAAAATAGAACTTACCAAATAAAGAATGCAATCGAATTTGTAAAATTCCAAGCAGGTTATGGTTGATAATGTTTAGCGAAGAAATTAAAATAATTTGCCCACCAAATGCTGGTTGGTTAGAAACAAAACTTTCTACAGAAACTATAGATAGACTATGGTTTTATATACAAAAATATAAAAATATAACCAATGCTAATAATACTTTAGTTGGAAATATTTCCAATAGTTGGGAATTAAAAGATGATGATAATTGGTTTTGGAAAAATGTTTTATTAGAACTTTGTTGTAAATATGCGGATGTTTTTGGAAACTTGGGTGAAATTTATTCTACCGTAACAAATAGACATAATTATTGCTTGGACAATTTTTGGGTAAATTTTCAAAAACAACATGAATTCAATCCCATACACATCCACAAATCTTGCATATATTCTTTTGTCATATGGATGAAGATTCCAACAGATTATAGAGAACAACACAAAATACCAATATCAGCAAATTCAAATAGTCCAAGTGCATCTAATTTTAATTTTTCATATTTGAATATATTGGGACATATTACTCAATATCAATATTTTTTAGATAAAAATTCAGAGGGAACAATATTATTTTTTCCTTCACAATTGAATCATGAGGTTTATCCATTTTACAATTGTAATGAGGAAAGAATTTCTATTTCAGGAAATATTGCTTTAGACACTTCATATTTTATACAATAATATGAGCGATTTAGTAATTATAAAATCAAACGAAGTATACTTAAAAATAAGAACCCAACCCCATATAGAATATGAACTTAGGGATCATTTTAAGTTTGAAGTTCCTAATGCAAAATTTATGCCACAGTTTCGTGGGAAAAATTGGAATGGAGAAATTCATCTCTATGACATGAGAACTAAACAAATCTATGTTGGTCTCTTAGATAAACTCGTCAACTTCTGCAATCAATATAATTACACATATTCATTTGAAGAAAATAAATTTTACGGTCTTCCATTTGAGATAAATGAAGCGATATCAATGGAAGGCGTAAAAGATTATTTGTATTCTATCTGCTCTCATCAACCTAGACAGTATCAAATTGAGGCAGTACATGATGCCCTACGACACAATCGAAAGTTGCTGATAAGTCCCACTGCGTCAGGTAAAAGTCTGATGATCTACGGCCTCGTGCGGTACTATATGGATAGGAACGAAAAAATTCTTGTAATTGTACCAACGACCAGCCTTGTAAGTCAACTATATGGGGATTTTCACGATTATGGTTTAGATGTTGAGTCATGTTGCCACCAGATTTATTCAGGAAGAGAAAAAACAAATGAGCATCCAATTACGATTACAACATGGCAATCTGTATATAAATTGGAACGTTCATTCTTTGAAGATTATGGAGTTGTAATTGGTGATGAGGCTCACCTTTTCAAGAGTAAGTCACTTATATCTATAATGACAAAATTACATCATGCAAAATATAGATTTGGATTTACTGGAACTTTAGATGGAACACAAACTCATAAGTGGGTTTTGGAAGGATTGTTTGGACCATCATACAAAGTAACCAAAACAGCTGAACTGATGGAGCAAGGATACTTATCCAAGTTGGACATTAAAGTTCTTCTTCTTAAACACACACCACAAAGATTTGAAACTTATGAAGATGAGATTCAATATCTAATCAATCATGAGAAAAGAAATAAGTTTATCACGAATCTTGCTTTAGATCTTAAAGGCAATACCTTAATATTATACAGTAGGGTTTCCACGCATGGAGAACCTTTGTATGAACTCATAAATAGACATAAGCGAGATGATCGTAAAGTCTTTTTTGTTCATGGTGGTGTAGATGCTGAGGAAAGAGAACTCGTTAGGGAAATTACCGAACGAGAATCGAATGCAATTATTGTAGCATCATATGGCACTTTTAGCACTGGAATCAATATTCGTAATCTTCACAATGTAGTTTTTGCTTCACCAAGTAAATCAAGAATCAGAAATCTTCAATCAATTGGAAGAGTTTTAAGAAAAGGAAAAAATAAAACCAAAGCGGTTCTTTATGATGTTTCCGATGACACAACTTTTAAGTCTAGAAAAAATTATACACTAAATCACCTAATTGAAAGAATTAAAATCTACAATGAAGAAAACTTTAACTATGACATAATTACTATTCAGTTAAAAGAAAATGGGAATTGAAGACGACTTTTATGCAACACTTAAATTAAAAACAGGCGAAGAAATCTTTGCCAAAGTAGCTGCTTCCGAAGAGGATGATCGAACCTTATTGATTGTCACGAATCCAATCATTGTTTCGGAAATCAAAGGTAGAATGGGAATCATGGGATATAAATTAGAACCATGGTTAAAAACAACTACTGAAGACATGTTTATTCTGAACATGGATGACATCCTCACTATGTCAGAATCTTCTGATATTGAAATGATTACCATGTACCAAAGATTTGTAAGACACTCTATTAAGTCAGAAGAAAAACAAACTGAGATCACTCGTGGAATGGGATATCTTGCAAACGTCAATGATGCCAAAGAGATCTTAGAAAAACTCTTTAAGAGTAGCTAAGATGTCCCATCAACCCGGACAAAGGTAGTCTACACATAAATCCAATACTTGTCAAGTATATTTGGAAGTGTTATAATATCTACATATTAATGATAACAATTTATGATAACTACTGCAGTTATGACCAAAAGAAAAAGGTCAGAGCATTATGTAAATAATAAAGAGTTCTTAGCGGCACTGATTAAGTATCGTGAGGATGTTGAAATTGCAAAGATTCAAGGTAAACCAAAACCAAGAATTACGAATTATCTTGGAGAATGTTTTCTCAAGATTGCAACTCATTTATCCTTTAAGCCTAACTTCGTCAATTACATGTTCAAGGATGATATGATTTGTGACGGTATTGAAAATTGTGTTCAATATATTCATAATTTCAATCCAGAGAAATCTCAGAATCCTTTTGCTTATTTTACTCAGATTATTCACTACGCATTTCTGAGAAGAATTCAAAAGGAAAAGAAACAGTTAGAAATTAAAAATAAAATTCTTGAACGAACTGGATTTGATCAAGTATTCGACGACAACAATACAGTTGACGGATCAAACTATAGCGACTATAATAGCATTAAAGATGCAGTGCATTCTAAGCTTCGCTACTGATGAAAGTTGCAATTATTACAGACCAGCATTTTGGAGCAAGAAAGAATTCAAAACATTTTCATGATTACTTTTTAAAGTTTTACAATGATGTGTTCTTTCCTACTCTAGAGAAAGAAGGTATTACTACAGTAATTGATATGGGTGATACATTTGATTCTAGAAAAGGAATTGATTTTTCTGCTCTTGCGTGGGCTAAAAATAATTATTATGATCGCCTGAAGCAACTTGGTTGTGTTGTTCACACAATCGTTGGCAATCATACAACTTATTATAAGAATACAAATAATCTAAACTCTGTTGATTTGCTTTTGCGTGAATACGAAAACGTCAAAGTATATTCTGAGGCAACAGAAGTTGCATTAGACAAACTTAAAGTTCTTTTTATTCCTTGGATTAATCAAGAAAATCAAGAAGTTACCTTCAAGCGTATTAAAAATACAACTTGTTCGTGTTCGATGGGCCACCTTGAACTTCAAGGATTTAGAGTTAATAATCAGATCGTCATGGAGCATGGTCTTGATAGTAAACTATTTGAAAAGTTTACCTATGTTTTCTCGGGACACTATCACACTCGATCGACTGATGGAAGAATCTTTTACTTAGGAAATCCTTATGAGTTGTATTGGAATGATGTGAATGATACTCGTGGATTTCATATTTTCGATACGGATACTCTGGAGTTGACACAAGTCAATAATCCGTATAAAATGTTCTATAACATTTACTATGAGGACACTCCGTATCAAACTTTCGATACTCGGGAATATGAGAATAAGATTGTTCGAGTAATCGTTCGTAAAAAAACAGATACTAAAAAATTTGAAAAATTCATTGATAAACTTTATGCTTCAAATGTTGCCGAATTAAAAGTTGTTGAAAACTTTGAATTCAATGGATGGTATGGCAGCGATTCTGACGATTTTGAATCTGAAGATACAATGTCAATTCTGAACAAATACATAGAAGAAGCGGAAGTTGATTTGGATAAATCAATCGTCCAAAAGATTCTGCAAGAAGTTTATCAGGAAGCATGTGAGTTAGTTTAATGTTCATTCTAACAATCAACGGCAAAGAAACTGAAGGAGCCTATGCTGTTCAAGATGACGAAGGAGATCATGTTCTTTATATTTTTGAAGAGGAAGATGATGCAACTCGGTTTGCTTTGATGTTGGAAGATCAAGATTTTCCAGAAATGCATGTGCTTGAAGTGGAAGATGATATAATGTTAAAAACATGCGAAATACAAAATTGCAGATATACTGTTATTACTAAAGATGATATTGTGATTCCTCCTGAACACCATGATTTTGTTTGAAAAAATTAAATGGAAGAATTTCCTCAGCACTGGAAATAATTTCACCGAAGTAGATTTCCAAAAAAATGCCACTTCTTTGATTATTGGTGCAAATGGATCTGGTAAGAGTACCATTCTGGATGCTCTTACTTTTTCTCTGTTTGGTAAACCATTTCGTAAGATTAATAAACCCCAACTCATTAACTCAATCAACGAAAAGGATTGTAAGGTTGAAGTTGAATTTTCAATTGGATCTACAAATTGGAAAGTTGTTCGTGGTATCAAACCAAATATTTTTGAGATTTATAAGAACGGTAGTTTGCAGGATCAAGATGCTGCAGCCTTAGATCAGCAAAAGTGGTTGGAGCAAAATGTTCTTAAGATGAACTATAAGTCTTTTACTCAGATTGTTATTCTGGGTTCAAGCACGTTTGTACCTTTTATGCAACTTCCTGCTGCACATCGTAGAGAAGTAATTGAAGATCTTTTGGATATCAAAGTATTCTCTTCAATGAATCTGATTATCAAAGAAAAGATTCGTCAGATTCGAGAAGAACTTAAGACTCTTGAATTAAAGAAAGATTCCTTTAAGGATAAAGTTCAAATGCAACAGAACTTTATTGAGGAACTTGAGAATCGTGGTAATGCCAATATTAATGCCAATAAAGAAAAGATTGCCAATTTAGATGCCGAAGTTGGCGTTTATATAAATGAAAATGCTAAGATTGAAGAAGATATTTTTAAGTATACAAAGGAACAAGAAGAAGTTATTGGGTCTGGTGATAAGTTAGTAAAGCTTAACAATTTGAAAGGCAAGATATCACAAAAAGTATCTGCTATTACCAAAGAACATAAGTTCTTTACCGAAAATACGGTCTGCCCTACCTGCACTCAAACTATAGAAGAAGAGTTTCGGTTAAATAGAATTGTAGACGCTCAAAATAAAGCAAAGGATCTCCAGAAGGGTTATAAAGACCTGGAAGAGACTATAAAGTTAGAACAGGAGCGAGAGCGTCAATTCATCGAATTATCTAAGGAGATTACGAAACTCAATCATGAGATTTCTCAAAACAATACTCGGATTTCACTCAATCAAAGACAAATCCGAGGCCTTGAATCTGAAGTTCAAACTATTACCGAACAACTTAAAAACAGAAATACTGAGCATGAGAAGTTAGAATCTTTTAAACAAACACTAAAGGAAGTATACGACGAACTTTCTTTCAGAAAAGATCTAACCACATATTATGATTTTTCTTATGGTCTTCTTAAGGACGGTGGAGTTAAATCTAAAATCATCAAGAAGTATCTACCGCTGATAAATCAGCAAGTAAACCGTTATCTCCAGATGATGGATTTTTATATCAACTTTACTCTTGATGAGGAGTTTAATGAAACCGTCCAGTCTCCCATTCATGAAGACTTTTCATATGCTTCTTTCAGTGAAGGTGAAAAAATGAGAATCGACCTTGCACTACTCTTCACTTGGAGGGAAGTTGCAAGAATGAAAAATTCGGTCAACACCAATCTATTAATTATGGATGAGGTCTTTGATTCTTCACTTGATGGATTTGGAACAGAAGAGTTTCTCAAGATTATTCGCTATGTTATCAAGGATGCTAATATCTTTGTAATCTCACATAAGACTGGTCTTGAGGACAAATTTGAAAGTGTCATAAGGTTTGAAAAAGTCAAAGGTTTTTCACGTATGGTGGCTTAGTCACCAAAGAACAATGCAAGTCCCAAACTGGCGTCACCATTCCAAGAAGGAACAGAAACGCAAACTTAAACCACAAGCACTTCGGCAAGCAAAAGCACGACTTGCCCAGTTTAAAAAGCGTCACATGGGTCACCCAAAAGGTGACCTTTCGTTTTATCATAGCCTCATCTGAAACAAACCTCATGGCTGTCTCTCACGAAATCAAGTCCCAACTTGCCAAACTGCTTGCCACTGAAGATCTTGTGGTTGAGCACAAGCAAGTTGCCACCGCTTGCTTTAACGTTCATACTCGTGTGCTGACTCTGCCGATGTGGGAGAAGGCAAGCAACACCGTCTATGACCTTTTGGTGGGTCACGAAGTCGGTCACGCTCTCTATACGCCTGATGAGGACTGGTTGCAGGAGCACAAGATTCCGCCCCAGTTTGTGAATGTGGTTGAGGATGCTCGTATTGAGAAACTGATGAAGCGTCGTTATGCTGGTCTTGCTAAGACCTTCTTTAACGGTTATAAGGAACTTGCTGATGACGATTTCTTCCAAATCAAAGACGACAATCTGGAAACTTATAATCTTGCCGACCGTGCAAACCTGTGGTTCAAGATTGGTAACTATGTTGATGTGCCGATTGAGCGTGGTCAAGAGACAGAAATTATCAATCTGATTGCCGATACTGAAACTTTTGCCGATGTTCTGATTGCCGCAGAAGAACTCTATAAGTATTGCAAGCACAAGCAACAGGAAGAAACTAAGATTTCTTTGGATAATCTTGAGTCTCAACAGGGAGAATCTCAATCTCCTGCAAATGAATTGGTTGAGAATGAACAACCTAATGATGAGCAAGAAGGTGAATCTGAATCGCCCCAATCCCAAGAAGCTACTGGGACTGGAAATGCTCAAGGTGATCAAACAGTTCAAACTTCTGGACAAGATAAAGAACCTGAAGTTCGCACAGCTGAATCATTGGAAGATAAGATTCGTGATCTTGTAAATGAGATTGGAACGGAAAATGTTTATGTTGAGGTTCCTAAAGTTAATTTGGATACTGTGATTGGTAAAAATTCGGATATTCATAAGGATATTGATTCTTGTTTTGCTCAACAACAAAAAAGTCGTGATGAACAATGTATTGATCGTGGTTGGGATACTATTAATCTATTCAAACATGCAGATGAAGAGTTTAAGAAATTTAAACTTTCTGCTCAAAAAGAAGTCAACTATCTAGTGAAAGAGTTTGAATGTCGTAAAGCAGCAGATTCTTATGCTCGTGCTGCAACTGCTCGCACGGGTGTTTTGGATACGGCTCGTCTTCATACTTACAAATATAATGAAGATCTTTTCAAGAAAGTCACTGTGTTTCCTGATGGTAAAAACCATGGTCTAGTGTTTGTTCTTGATTGGTCTGGTTCAATGCAACGTGTTCTGTTGGATACTTGCAAACAACTTTTCAATCTTGTTTGGTTCTGTAAAAAAGTTGCAATTCCTTTTGAGGTTTATGCCTTTACAAATGAGTGGCGACGTGGTGAATATGATTATTCTTCAGGAACTTTTAAAGCAGCAGATCGCACTTCGCATTATGAAAAGAAAGATGGATTGCTTCAAGTTGATGAAACATTCTCAATGATGAATCTTCTTACCAGTAAAGTTTCTGGTAAAGAGTTGGAACATCAAATGATGAATATTTGGCGTTTGGCTATTTGCTTTGCCGATACTTATCACACCGCATACACCTATCCCAATCGTCTTTGTCTTTCAGGAACTCCTTTGAATGAGGCATTGATTTCTCTTCACCAAATTCTGCCAAAGTTTCAGAAAGAAAACAAACTTCAAAAAGTTCAATGTATCGTATTGACTGATGGTGAGGCATCTCAAATTCCTTACCACGTTGAAGTTCAGCGTAATTGGGAATCTCAACCATATCTTGGTGTTCGCGGCATTGCACCTGAAAAAACTTTCTTGCGCGATCGTAAACTTGGAACAACTTATAAAGTTGAATATGGATATCATCATTTTACTGACATGCTCCTCAAGAATTTAAAGGATAAGTTTTCTACAACGAACTTTATTGGTATTCGTGTTATTGAAGGTCGTAATGCAAGTCGTTTTATGTCACTTTATCATGATGCTAAAGGACATGAAAAAATGCAAAATGATTGGAAAAAACTAAAGAGTTTCACTATTACTAATTCTGGGTATGATGCTTACTTTGGTATTTCCTCTTCTGCCCTATCTCAGGATTCTGAATTTGATGTTTCTGATGATGCCACAAAAGCACAAATTAAATCTGCCTTTGTAAAATCTTTGAAGACTAAAAAACTAAATAAAAAAGTTCTTGGTGAATTTATTTCTCTGGTAGCATGAAAAATAAATTTCCTTTTGAACATGTGGTCAAATATGACACCAAAGAAGTTTGGATAAAGTGTGATAGTGCGATTACCGCAATGGGTATTCCTGCTATAGTTGAAAGATATTATCCCGGATATAAAGGTCATTGTGGTAGTAAAGAGTATCTTGAGACACTTCGAAACCAGTTGCAAAACTGACCACTCTGCCCTAACTCTGCCCCACTCTGCCCTTATAATGGCTACAGTGAAAAACACACATCATGTCTCGCATTCAAATGACTGACGACCAGATTCTCAACGATCTTAAAAGCACTTTCGGAGCAGAATTTACTGCTGCTGATGTTCGTGGTTTCTGTGCTTCTCGTGGAATCTCTTATCCGACAGTAACCAAGCGTCTTGAGCAATTTAAAGTTGCTCGCGGCAAGTGGAATCTGGAAGTGACTCCTTCTGTTGTAAATAAAATGGAGCAGGCATATCAAGCTCCTGCTGCCCTTCCTGCTGTGGAACAAAACCTTATTCCTGATAAAGATGATACCTTCGTCAAGTTTGGTAACTTTAACGATATTAAAAAAATTATTCAGTCCCGTATCTTTTACCCTACG